CTGCGCGTTCAACATCGATTGCCGCTTGGATTGTTCGACTTCCACGATCTAACACGCCTTCATCGAATCCTTGAATAGTAACAATGTCGTTCATGTCGATTGGCTTCAAATCCATGTAATACTGAGTAACCATAATGCCTTCAAGGTCTGTCGTGAAGGTAATGCGAGAATTAGCAACCCACTCGAACTGCGCAGGACGACCATCTTCTGCATATCGCTCAGTAATGAGCAGATAAGCAACTCCGTAAAATAGGAGAGAGTCCACGCACCAAGTAAGGGTGACAAATGATGGTTGGTTCTTGGAAAGTTGTTTGATCCATCGAGGTGGAGCAATAACTTCACCAGTTGAGGTCTTGTAATACTCAAGGGGAATAGAAGCTACTGTTCCACAGATTAAGTTACGAGCTCTTGCAACGCTAGGGACTGACATAGCATCGTGGCGTGAAACTCTTGCAAAAATTGCGTTATATAGGCTAGGCATATTTTCGCCCATGACCTGTGGTGCGTATTGCGCTTCAATGATTTGTGGCTTACGCGAGAAGAGACCCATAGAGGGCAATTATACACTACATATAGGTCATTCCGAGTAGATTGCCGCTACCTGTTGTGGTTTCGTTAATTGATGCACAACCATGGCAGTAGAGATTGCACCCGAAACATCTCCAGCACTCTTGCGTTTAACAATGCGCCATGATGAGTCATTTGTTTTAGCTGCGCAGTTGTTCATCTGCTGCACCCAGTTCTCTTGCCCTGAGTGAACAAGCCTGTGATTGACCAGAGCATCTAAGAGATCACCACAAGCCTGATAGAAGGCAGCACCAGAGATATCCATTGTCACTTGCCCAGCATTGGTTAAACGGTCAGCAATTGATTGGGCTGTGTACTTGTCGAAGCAGATTTGACGCGGACGATACTGGTCAGCCCAGCCCTTTATCTCAGCTGCAATTCTTAGATCATCGACTGAGACTTGGCTTTCCCACGTTTGGAGAATCCCAACACCAATTCTACCGTCAGGCAATATCTGACCAGCAACGAGGCTCGCATTGCGGCGAGAAGGAGACACATCGAAAGCAAAGACTGTATAGCCGCCGATAGGAATAGTGAGCGAGGCATCGGACGTGTCCTCAAGGACCCCGTGAGGCCAAGGAGAGCTGAGAGAGTCAATCCATTGGCAAAGCAACTCAGTTCTAGTATTTTCAATAGGGCTTGTAGCAACTGCTTCTTCAAGGGCTTCCTCCGTGATCGTGTAGCCAAGTGCTGGGTTCGCTTGAGCCCAACCTGCTCGGTCAGTTATCTTGCAATATTGAGGCGCAGAGTATTCATAGAACCCAAAAGTCTTAGGAGGGTTCTCTAAGGCTCGCTCTCTCATGCCGTTAAGGACTACCGAGAAAGCGTCCCCTGCATTAGAGGTAAGAAGCGTCTGAGAATTTGGACGCGCTCTAGTTGTAGGGATTGCTGCTCTGTAACCTTCTTCTGTGATTTCTCGGAGCTCATCGATGAATAAGAAGTCCGCAGTTCTTCCGCGAGAGCCATCTCTAGTTGCCGCAACAACGTCAAGCCTTCTTCCGTCCAGCATCTCAATAGACTCAGTTCCGTTGGCGTAGCGAATCTGTTTGACGAATCCCTTGAGGTGGTCATTACTCTCCAATACTTGAGCGACTTGGCGAAAGGTGTCCAGAGCCATGGAACGGTTCGAGGACATGATCAGAATGTTCTTGCTATCCCACTTGAGCAGGTGAGCCAGTATAAGCATACGAGCTAAATGGGTCTTACCGTTCTGTCTTGCGATTAACAGCAGGTTAGTCTTGCGAATCCAGTTGCCAGACTTGTCAATGCCAAGCATGTCCTTTAATACATGCTCCTGCCATGGCAGAAGTGGCATATTGATGATCTCGCAAAGGTCTTTGACGTCTTGAAGTTTATTTGCACCCTTCAAAGGTATTGAAGAAAGCCTTGGTTTAGTTGTCCCTCGTAAGGGTTTGACCCTCTTGGCTGGCATCGGGTTAATTTACGATTGGTCTGGCTGTAAATGGACTGTCTTCGTGCAGCTTGGACTGCGTTGGGGAGAGGACGCCAATAAAATCAAGGGGGGTACGCATCCGCTCTAAAAAAACGCCCTGAGACTTAGAACCCTTGCGTGAGTTACATGGCTTGCAACATGAAACCATATTATCCATGCTGATTGCTAACTCTGGCGCTTTGCTTACTGGAATGATGTGGTCGATTGTCATGTCCTTGCCTTCGTATCCACAGTAGAAGCATACCCAACCGTCCTCAGCTAACTTACGCAATCTCACTTCTTTATATTTCCTTGATAGCCTAGGGTCATTGCGCTTGCTACTCAATGCCAACCCTTTCGTAACCAGTGGTTCCATGCCTTGCATGTGTCACCATCATATCTATGATCTATATACTTAAGCCCATAGCGTACCTGTTCAATCGCTGTTTTATCAGCTATAAGGGCGTTCTTTAATTGAGGTATTCCATAGGTATGGTACTTACCAGATAAGTTGCCTATTGCATAAGGGTTAAAGGCAGACTCTTTACCATAAAGCCTAATTAGGCAAACAGCTTCTCTTTTATCTAACGTCAAACGAATATAGTCTTTAGGTTTAATAGCTTCTATTGAGCCACTAGATGCGTGACTCATAGGCAAGAATAGAGATATCCCAATAACGATGGCTACCAAGCGAGCTATCCGTTTAGCGGCTCGCCCTGAGCCCCTGAGGGCTCTAGCCCAGAGTGTACCAGCCGTGTCAAACATGTGGATAACTTCTGCGTGTCGTATGCGTGTTTGTAACTTTTGCTCTGCTTTATCCACAGCCTGTGCATAACTATTTATCTGTGGAATAGAATCCTGTGCCTGTGAAGTGGACGGGAACAGAGCTGTAAATCTTGCGCATAGTCGATCCGCAAAACGGGCAATCAACATCGTGAGGTTCATTTATTTTTAACTCCTTGTCATATCTGGCATTTGCCTCGCATAACTCGTTATCACATTCGAACTCATAAATCGGCATTACTTGCACGTCCTACATGGCACATTGACCAACTTCCACGATCCACATTGTGTGCATCTCTCAGGCTCTAATTGTACCGAGTCTGTCTGTATATCGCCGTAACCTGACATAAGCAATAGTTGAACCAAGTCACCAAACCGCATGAAGGCAAGATACTCGGCAGCATCTTCACCCTGACCATTCATTCGGCACACCACGAAAGGCAGCTCTTTGCCACCTGCTCTTTTAGTAACTTGCTTCAACCACGCAAGAGGCTGGAACTCTGTCCGGGCTTTGATTTCACAATCGAAAGGCACGTTGTGAATATCTTTCCCAGCCCCTCTACCGACACTAGCGTTCTCCCACCATTGAGTTAAATAGGATTCGATTACTCGCTCGGTGCGATAGCCTCGGTGTTTCCTGCTCTGGGACATAGATTAGGTTATGCCCTTTCAGGAAATCGTTTATTGAACTCACATGACCCGCATACAAATACCATGCCGCCATCAGGACGATTCCATTCATTGACATGAGTAAAGCCGTCACAGTAGTCACAGTTATCGACTCCACCAAATCCAACGAACTTGTAATCCTCGACTGGATTGACATAGCCTCTCATGCCTTACCTGCTGAGTTGACAGTTCCACAATCTTCACAGATCCACTCATTACGCAAGTAACGCTGTCTGATTTGTATGCGGCTTGGAAACTTATTACACAACTGGCAGATGAGCTTGTAGCCAAGTTCTTCTAACAATTCTGCGTTAGCCCTGAGATTGGCTTGCTGTTCTTCATTGGGAAATTGCTCCCACTCACCATCTTGATTTAAGAATGTAACGTGTCCCATTATTCAAACCTCGGCTTCCATGATCCGTCAGCTGCAATTGAGTACCAGATAGGGTCACAGTAGTTTGATGTGCCATGAGGAGGATTGCATTTCCACATGCCCCACGGCTTGCCTGATTTACTCGTGCCAGTTTTCCATACACGAGCCCCATGACTGCAACTCTCCTCGGGCGTTGTGCCGCCAAGTACCGATTGCACCATCTCGACTGCTTGCTCCATCGTTGCTACTGGTGGTGCTTCCCATTGAGTCCATGGATCATCTGCCTTTGCTACTGGGACATACTGTTCTGTTGTTTCTTTCATCTTTGCCTTGACTTCGGCAATCGATGTTACAACTGCTTGCTTTGCAGCGACTTTCGCCATCTCTTCACGGCTTGGTCGCTTTCCCTTTGTCGCATAGCCAGCCGAAGCGAGCGCACGACCAATCGCAGACGTTTCACAATTTTCGAGAGCTGAAGTAGCGTTGACTCCACGCCCCTGTACCGTTTCTTCCGCGAGCCCAGAACTCCAAGGGTGTTGATCAGCCTCAGTTCTGTATATGTAAGCCTGTACGATAAAACGTGTAGCACTTGCTTCAATAAGTTTTGTTTCAATCCGACCATCTGGGTGATCCTTCCAATACTTAATAAGGCGTTCTTCAACTGTCTCGTAATCATCTAGATTAAACATATAAATCGTTCTCCTCAGTATGTAATTGACCTGCTATGGCAACGTACGCAGTGAGGTCGATGTAAGTGTCTGACTTTGCAGTCTCCATGCTTCTTGCGATTTTGACCAATGCCATACACATCGCCACTTGATAATCCGTAATTGGCATTTCGAGGTATGAGCTCCAAAGTGCGGCTGTGCGCTGCATATTGTCGCTAGGGTGACCGTAATCAAGTCCTCGGTCTTGGATAGTAGCTCTCGCTTCGTTGAGGTAGTCACGGGCGTTCATCGACCAACCTGCTCGAGCTGACGCTGTGTCTTTCTTAAGGCAATACGCCCTGCAATCTTGCCGTGTTCGTGTCCCTTTGAGTAGCCAAGGAGATAGCCAGTAAATATGCCGACCAATCCCATCAGGATAAGTGCATGATCTGTGTTCATGTGAGCCCTTCTGTACGCCGTATTTCGTGTACGGCAGAAGTATTACATCAGTCTTAGCTGACAGAAGCCAAACTTGTATAACGAAACGGTAACGATTTCGTCCACAGTCTCGTCTCCAAAGTCTGGCCTAGCGAACCCTTCCATAGACCTTGCCTTGAACTATGAACGTACCGTTCTTCTCGATATGAATTATGTCCACTTGGACGTTGCTTCCTTTGACATACATGATGGCAAAGGCTTGCTGCCAATTAGCCGTTCCCTTGGTGTATGAGGCTTGTCTGAAGTCCATGAGATTACCTACCTCAACTCCATGTAAAACACGCCCTAAACGCCCTCCAGAGGCTTCTGAGAAGGCACTACGCCCTGCTCTGTGAGTATGTCCTGAGATGACATTCTTGCCATGTCTACGGGCTGCTTCAAGGGCTGAGAGCCCACCTAGTTGCTTAATGGGCGTATGGTCGCCATGGACTGCAATCCAGTTAGGAGCAATAGCCATGGGAGTCTTATGAAAGGTTATGCCTAGCTCGTCAAACTTCATGAACTTCTCAAAACGCAGCTCTGGCAAGGATAAGAAGCTAGGGATTTTTTTCATAATTATGTTGTAGAGACGGTCAGTGTGGTTAGATCGTATGCAATCTGTAACGCCCAGTTCCCAGAGAAGCTGCACGCACTGGTCTCGATCATCGCCAAGGGTTTGCTCGTAGGCTTGAGGCGTACCTTCAGACCACTTGCTTATCGTCTGGAAGTCAATCTCGTCACCTATGGTAACTGTCTGGTCTGGCTTAAAGGTCTTGAGGAATCGTGCTATGTTCTGAGTTACATGTATGTCCTCGTAAGGCACTTGCAGGTCGCTCAGGATTACGATTTTCTTCATCAGTCCTCGTCATCGTCCTCGTAGGGATTACCCGATATTTTCTCGATGGGCTTGGCTGGCAAAATCCAGTCAGGATAGGACTCACGATCTAGTAGAAGCCAGAAAGCCATATCAGTAGAGAAGCCGGCCTTGCGCAGACTGGTGTAATAAACGTGCAGAGCAATGCAGTATTGGTCTAAAGCTGAGTAAGCATCTAGGTCAATGACCTTTTTAGTTCTTGCCATGAGATAAGTGTTACTTACCTAACATCTCGATTATTGTATCGACACGCACTTCAAGGCGATTGACCTGATCCTTAATGCTAGAGCCGCCGTTAGGCTTAAGCTCTGCAAGGTAATGCTTAATCATGAATTGCGTGTATGAAGCCATACCACCAAGAACAGCGATAACACCCACAGCCCAAGCAGCAAGGTCGGTTGCGCTCATTTCTTAGGCGTGGCGTATCCGAATACACCTGCAACGATTGAACCAAGGATTGCGCGATAGTCCAGAGCAAAGTTAGAGGTTGTACCCCATACTGCTAAAAACGCTCCTACTGACATTACATAAGGGTTCTTCATATTCATGCTGCTCCGCCTATCATGGGTACATTAAAGAACGAGCCATCTGCATCGCCCTCTTTGGTAAAGCTAATATGGCAATGATGATTGTGCTTATTAACCCCATCGTAAGGACGCCAAGCCCAAGCCTTTTTAGACGATGCGATTCTTCCGTCAAAGATGACATAAGAGATTCTTTTATCGCCAGATTTAGCACAGAATCGTAGTTGATCTGCAAGGTCAGGCATGAGGTCTGGCTTGGCTTTACCAGATAAATCCCTGTCAATATCAATCGCTCGGACGATACCTTGTTCATCAGGATTGTGGTCAGAAGGACGTGCTTGATGACGAGTGTCGCCAATCCAGCCGTCTGAGGTGCGATCTCTATCTGGGTAACTATCATCGACTTGCAGTCTTAACTGCTGTCCTGCCTTAGATAACTTTGGTGTGGGCTTCATTAGCGCACTCCCATTGTTTTTTGTTATTTAATAGAAGTTCATCATGTCCACATTCAGGCATAGGAGCAATAAAGGCGTCATCAATTGGATCATAAACATAACCAATTCCTGCATAGTTGTAGCGGATATTGCCATTGTAAGAAGTACGAATACATTTTTGCCCTCGAAATTTTGAATACCATTCTTCAGGAGTTAAGTCCTCAATGGTATCAGTTTCATCTATTCCAGCAATAACTTGTGTAACAATGTTTGAGTCATTTAAGAAAGCATAGTGAGCCATTATGGAGTCACCGTTCCTGTTCCTGCTGTAAATGTATAAACTTTGTAGCCTGAGTAAGTTGTCTTTGCGTAAGTCAATCCACCACCAATAGATGTTAGATCAGCGTAAGTATCTGGGTAACGAATAATTACAACGCCAGAACCTCCTGCTGCTCCTGAAGCTGAAGGGTTTGTATAAGACTTACCGCCACCACCGCCGCCTGTGTTGACTGTACCTGCAACCGCAGCATCATCGGCATCTCCGCCTTGACCACCGCCGCCTGCGCCACCAGCGCCGCGAGTACCAGATGAAGTTGCGCTACGGTTATCAATAGAACCACCACCACCGCCACCCCGAGTTACCGCTGATCCTGTAATTGAAGATGAAACTCCTGTACCGCCTGCGCCAGCAATTTGATTGGTAGTTGCATTAGAACCTACTGCACCAGCTCCACCGCCGCCGCCTGTAGCATAATAACTTCCAGATAAACCTGTACCACCAGCATAACCTTGATTTGCTGTACCTGCACCAGCTGCGCCCGAATAAGAACCACCGCCACCAGAACCACCAGAATTAGGTGCGCGAGTTTCTTCACCACCATAACCACCACCAGCAGATGTAATTGTCTTGCAAACTGAATCAGAACCATTAGAACGCGCCGCACCACCTGCGCCAACTGTTACGGTAAATCCAACTCCTGCTGATACTGATAGTGCTGATTCTGCTGAACCACCACCGCCAGAAGTTCCTGCGGAAGTTCTGTAACCACCAGCTCCACCACCACCGCCGTTTGGATCACTAGCTCCACCGCCGCCACCAGCCACTACTAAAAAGTCTAATGAGGTTGGAGCTACTAAAGGTGCAGTAGTACCAAACAATCCTGCTGTAATTGCGCCAATCATTAAGCGATGCCACCTGCGACATACCAAGTATCTGTAGAAGTCTTAAGGCAAACCGCTGTCTTGTATTGGGCCAATGTTGGAGAAGCTGCAACAGCACCTGCTGAGAGGACTGTCGTAGTGCCTGAGGTAGTTGCTGAGATTGTGCAGAGCCCTGCGCCTTTGTTGAGGATTGTGATGGCTGTGCCTACTGGGAACGCTACAGAAGCGTTGGTAGGAATCTTAAATGCCACTGCTGTCGCCTTGTTCATAGGGACTAGGACTTGGTATTGATCCGCTAAGACTGCTGTGTAGTCTGCCGTTGCGTCACTATTGACTGTAAAGGTCACTAGACCATTTACGGTAGCGGCAGTAAGAATATCGCCTGTTGCTGATGGTAGTCCTGATGCCATTATATCTCCTAGTAACCCAATGTAGATGTGCCGATTATACCGTAATACGAGCTTCCAACGATGAAGCCATCGGCTATTGGCTCAAGCGTTGTAATATTGACGGTCATCTTGTTTGGCGTGATTGACCAATTGACGCCTTGAAACTGTAGATTCTTTACAATAGTCGAGCCGTCTGGCTGAATATTGGTAATAAGTAGATTGCTAAAGTAGTCCAACCCAAGCATTGTGTCAGTTGGAACTGCTGGGTCTAGTAGATCGACTGTCATCTCGTCAATGCGGATAGTCGTCTCTTGACGGGTAGCGATGTATTCCTTGGCTATGTTGGACACGATGGTATCTGTCTCAGCTACAAGGTCTGTCTGTGTGATTGAGTGAGGAAAGTATTTATCTATAGAAGTCTGATTGGTAGCAACCTGAACCGTGCCACCTACGCGTCCTAGATTGGCTTGGTTAATGATGAGTTTGTCATCAAAAGCATACTTAAGGTTTTTGTAGGGAATCCCACCAGATTGATTAAAGGCTGTAGGTGAAGTGGCTAGGGAGGCCATGACCTGCGCTCTGGACTTAAAAACAGCTGTGCCAGAGGTGTCCATATAAAAGGCGCCTGTTTCAGAGAACTCTGCGTTCTTCATGGCTGCAAGGCTTGTGCGGTTGGTTGCAGGATCAGCAATGCAAGTGTTAGCCCCAGTAGCAATTGTGCGCATCGAACTAGGAAATGAGACTTGATTAAGAATCTTGCCTATGCGTGTGCCTGTGTCCTGCCCTGCGCCTGAGTCTGTGATGGTGCTGACGTTAGCCATGTTAAAGAGGCGAAAGGCATCTTGGCAGACAATATCGACATAACCAGTATCTTGATTAACTGGGTAAGTGTAGCGATACTCAATGGCATAACCTGAGAATAGATACTTCTGTGTTGTGCTAGTAGTTGCAGAGACACGCAGCTTGCGAAGCGGTACGAGTTTGCCGTAGTAAGGACTTGATGTGTTCTGAGGGTTAAAGTAGCTGAGAGGGTCTAAGACTCGGACTGTGCATTGTCCTGCCTCGTACTGGTCGCGTTGGATATTGCGCCCACGGGTAATGCTGATCTCATAGACGTTAGGTGTTAAATCAATTACTGGCTCTGGTGAACTTGAATCGCCTAAAGTATTTGTACCTAAGATTCCATATTTAGCATCGCCAATAACAAAGCCGTTATAGCCGAAGGTTGCGCCGTTAGTAAAATCAAAGGAAACGGCTATCTGCGCTGGGAGTGCCATTAGCCGAACATACCTGCGATTCTACCAATCTGAGATGGTGAACCTGAAAGGCTTGAGAGCTGTGCTCCTGCTAGGACTTGATTGATAAGTTCCTGCTCACGAATGATATTGCCAGCAACTTGGACATTGATGATGGTGTCTCCGCCGCTTGTCTGCATGCCATAAGACGGGAAGTCCACATTGCTTGCTTGGTTAGCAATAGAGCCAGCATAGTCTCCATACCCTGCTACAACGCCAATAGCGGCTAGTTCAGGGGCTAGGGTTGCCTGAGTATAGGAGGTGTTCATTGTCAGGCTGTTGAGCTTCTTTTGGAAGTCTGCAATCCAGTCATCAAGGTAAGCAAAAGGGTTCTTGGCTGTAGGGATTGACAAGAAATACTGATAAAGCTTCCCAGTCGAATCCTGCGCCATAAGAATGTCTTTTGTCAGTTTGGTCGCTAGGTCAGCGTTGCCATTGAGGATTGCTGCCTGAGCCTCAAGGCGAGTGCGATCTTCAGCTGAAATATTGCCCTTGAGCGCGGCAATAATCTGAATCTGGTCTAGGTCAAAAATGCTTTGTGCCTTTTTCAAAGCAGCTTGTTTCTTTTGCTCATCAGTCAAGGCTTTAGTTGTCTTCAGTAATGACTTCTGTAAATCTTGTTGACGCTTCAGTGCAGCCTTCTCAGCTGCGTTCTGTTGCTGCGTTCTGCGGTATGTGCCAGCAGGTGATTTAGATCGATTGGTTGATGGCTTGCCTTCTAATATGCCTACGAGTGATCCGTTAGCCCCAGTCAACCCACCAAATGTAGTGAGGAAGTCAAGACCTTTGTAAAGTTTAACCAAGCCACCAACTAGGAAGCCTGTAGCTGCTGTAACGCCGTTGATTGCCTTGGCGATATTGTCAATAGCCTTGACTGCATCTGAGGTTTCTGAGCCTCCTGCAATACGAGCAAAAGCATCTATTAGCCCTGCTCCGA